CAAAAGCGCGATAGAGCGGTTCCCATTGTGAAAAGCTCAAGCCTGATTTAATTAACACCGATAAAAACTGATATCTTCTTCCGTCTTGGATTAGATATAATTCATTGTTTAATGGTGATTCTCCTATAATAAATACATTATCTTTTGGATATGAAATTTCAACTTCTTGATCAAAGAATAGCCGAAAGAAAAGCTGTGTTGCAAGTTCATTCCCTTTATTCTTGATAATAAAGTTAATAATTTTAAGAGCAACTCTTGGCTTTGAAAAGTAATCACTTGATGTGTTTAAAGCATACTCATAAAAAAGACCATCAATAAACCGAAGTGATACTTCATCTAAATCACGAAGAGCTAAGAGATCATGATCTAATATTTTTATAATTTCAAATTCGTGATTTGCATCATAATATTCACGAAGAAATGATATGATATTGGGATATTCTTCTTGAAAATAGCTTGGAAGAATTTCATCAACTTCAAATTGTTGAAGTTTTGGTTTTCTTCTATTAAATTCTAAAAGAGTTCTATCAGTAGACATTAGAGGATTTTTCTATTCTTTTGATAATCAATATTAAATATTGCATTATTGTTATCTGTATCTAGTTCAAGAATATAGTTTTTACCGGGTCTAATTGTAGCCTGATTTGCTGGTGTCGCGAATACTTTAATATAATCCAAAGAATTTAATATTGAAGAAGCATTCAAATCAATAATGTTGATTGTTCCATTATTATCATATGTACCGATATTTCTTTCTATGACTTCATCAGCTTCATTTACAATTTGAAGAGTATAAGAATTCAATTTGTTTTTAATTCTGCAAGTCTTTGAGTCAAATATAAAGCGACTTGTATTTATTCTATAATTAACGTCATCTGGAGTAGCAATTTCAACAGGAAAAGTTAATGAATAACTTTTACTTACGTTCAGATCTAATTCTAATCTTTGATTCAATTCGACAATCATTGATGATGATAAGATAGCTTCATTGAGATCATCAATTCTTGATAAGAGAGCTGATCTTCTAAATGAATTTCCAAAAATTTCAAGGTTTTCATCAAAGTAATTTACAACCTCGTTTTCAATCGCTGTAGCAGAAGCTCTTGGTGTCAAACTACTTAAGTTTGGGTTATAATCAAAAAGTGTAGTAATACCAAGATAAGTGGTTGTCGGATCCACGTATACTGGATCAATTGACATAGTACCAAGAGGCGCAATCAAGTTTTTTGTAATATCAGATTTTACTGTTTCCTTTGAATCATTATCAATATCATCTTCAAACTTTAGTGAGATATAAATCTTACCATAATCAACAGGATCATTTTCTTCTCCGCCCCAAGTATTAGCATCTCTTACTGAAGAATAATTTGCAAGAATCAAAGCTCTGTAATCTTCTTTCGTAACCATTCTTCTCTGAGATGCAAAATTTAAAGGAGCAAGAGTACGAATTGATTCAATTGATTCTTTTTCAGAACCTCCAGTTGCAACGGAAAGAACACCGACCGCTAATGGAAAACTTTGTGCTCCAACTGTTACACTGTTCTGAGCAGAAAACGATAACGCTCCGTTCGGCGCTTCACCATTTGTAGTAAGATATGAAACTTCGATCTTATTACCTGTTACTGGTTCTTGACCAAATGAATTATCAACTCCAAATTGAAGCTCATAGAATCCATTTGCAGCTTCTCTAAGAAGATAAAAGCGTGTATTAGAATCAATTCGAATAGCTTCTGTAATATTACTATAAGTTACAGAATTTGTAGATGATGAATTATCATACACACTTACTTCAATCGTATTCTTATCAAGAGCTTCATCACCAATGACATAAATTCTTTTTTCTTCTGGCCGCGGCACAAAGAATGTTTGAGTCTTTCGAACTCCTTCATATAGTTTAGATTCTAAATTTCCATCATCATCACCAAAAATATAAAGGTCAAATCCATCGTTTTCAGCTGTATATGCCTGAAGCGTTTGAAACGTATAAGATACATTTTCAACCACTGAAGTAAAAAGTGTGCCAGCTGGCAATGTAATTGAAATTGGGGGTGTACCCGAGAATGTAGTTAAATCAAGAGATAATTGAACAGTGGCTGAGGAAGATGTATATGATCTTGGAAAATAACCAAGAGATTGAGCATTTGTAATGACACTTGATCTTAATTGAGCAGTTTCAAGAAATGATTCATTAATTGCCATATTGGCGGTCAAGGCATTAAAATGTGTATTATATGCCAACACATCAAGAATATTTGAAAGACCAGAACCTTCGAAGTCATAGTCTTTAAACTCTTCTTTCTGTGCAAGAAAAGTTTTGAGACTTTGCTTGATTGAATTGAAATCAAGTTCTGTGGATTGTATGTTAGTTACCATTTATCTTAACCTTGAGAGTGTTACATTCAGATTGACTGTTTCATCTGTATTTACCACTTGAAAAATAATATCAACAGCAAGAATATTTGAGTCTGGATTTAAATAAACTTTTATAGACTCGATTAATGCTCTTGGTTCAAATCTTGTAATTGATTGAGAAATTCTATCACGAATATCAGATTTGATAAAAGGATCGCTTGCAAGTTCAAAGAGTAAATCACGTATTTGTGTACCAAAAGAGGGTTGGAATGGTTTTTCACCAAGATTTGTCAAAATAATATTTTTTACTGATTGCTTTACAGCTTCTGCATCAATCTTTTTGTAAATGTCATTAATCGTATTTCTTGTAAAACTTAAATCTATATCTTTGTAATCAATTGCACGAGAAGAAACGAGAGAACTCGCTAGATTTCCTGCTTCAACTGAAAATGCTCTCGTGGCCATAACTTACCTTTACTTTTAATTATATTTATATACTATAATTTAAAATAGCATGAGATTTTCACTCATTAGTTTACCGTTATATTGCGTTTCAAGTTTTCGAGCATATGACCCTTGGTAATTATCATCGAGTAAAGGAAGTACGACAAATGCTCTAAAGCCTCCATCTCCACCCTCACCACTACCAGAAGTCGTATCATAGTGCATTATAATTTTTTCATACCATGGAAGAGAAGCAAAATAAGAAGCAAGAAGAAAAGTTAGCTCTTTTGAATGAGTGCCATTTTCCATTGTTTTTACAACATAACCAATTGCTCTTCCTATCATCAATTGTTGTTTAAGTGTACCAGCATCAACCGATTCAAAATCTCCTGGTTCATATATTCCTTCTGAAACAGCAATTCTATTATTTTTAAACTCTGCTCTTGATCGAGCAGCCGATACAAATTCTGATTGGACATAAAGATATTTGTCTATTGTGCCATTTAAAATCTCATCCATATTATCCGGATTTGCACTACCAGTTTCTCCACTAAAAAAGAATGTTCTTGGTACCACAGGCCGTGAAGATTCTGCTCCAATGGCTCTATTTGTATCAGCAACATAAGTTTTAAGTTGTGGATTAACTATAAAGGATTTACCCGTATTTCCATTACCAAGAGGAGTTAAACCAGCCATAATTGGTTTATATACTTGTTTGGGTGCATCTGGAGGTGTATCGGTTAAATTATTACTATTTGGATCTTCGCTTTGTGTTGTAGGGTTTGCTCCTTCTAGTCCTACACCTCCCGCTCGTCGGCGCCGAAGCGCGCCTGAAGTTACATCCATTTTAAGAATTTTATTAATTTCTTCAGCTTCTCGCTTTCGCTCAGCTTTGATACTTTCCAGAGCTCCACGAGTATTTGTGTTACGCGGCGGGCATTCACTCATATTCTATTTCCTTTATCTAATTTCATCACCAGGAAACGTTGTTGGTGCCACTGTCCTACTGCCTTTTTCTGGACCATTCTCATAAGCAATATCTGGTGTAGTATTAGGAAAATTGAATTGATCATAATACTCACCTAAACCAGCCTCATTCAAACCCGTAATTTGATTTAATAGAGATGATACTTTTACATCAACTCTTTTCAATGCAGTATCAGCCGTATTTTGCTGAGCTGTAATTTCAGAAGCAGTCGGCAGTGTTGTTTCATAGGCATCATCTGTTGTTGATGGAGCTTCTGGTGAACCGCTATAAGGTGCAAGACTCATAGCAATCTTTGCTACGCCATTTAGATTTCCAACAAATATGCCAGCGTGAGCCGATGTTGAATTGAGACGATCTATAGTACCCATTGGTGAAACTATTGAAGTTTGACCATAGACTGTGCCATTCGAAATACTATTTTTATTATATGAAATAATATTTTCACCGCCAATCGTTCCGTTATTTCCTATAACATCGAGTTGTTGTCCTGTAATTCCAATTTCATTTGAAGACATATAAGCTCGAGCTTCTGCTGATATTCCAATAATACCAGAACTGTGAATTCCCATTTCACCATCATTTACGATTCTTAGATTTTTTCTTCCAACAAGATCATAACCACCAACATATGTTGAGGACGATTGTTTAACCGCAAGAGTATCAATAGCACCAGTCGCAGTCAATTTATAATCCTTAGATGTTACTTGTGTAGTTCCTGTTGTTTTAGTATTCATGGATCCAGCGTCTACATTAAATTTACCAGATGCCTTAATGTTTACATTTCCAGCTTTAAAGTTCAAATCACCATCAGTTTCAATATTAGTATTACCTTCAAGAACAAGAGACGTTGCACCCTGTGAGTTTAATACGACACCCTTACCAGATATTAGAATCGATCCATCTGCTCTCATTTCAATACCAGATCCAGAACTATGCCGAATAACAATTGATTCAGAACCAAGAGTACAGTTCATGATAATCTTATGGCCACACTGTGTCTGAGTAATTTGATACTTACCGTATTCGCCTTCTCGAGGAGATTCACATGATAAATTTTCTCCAAAAATAGCTCCTGGATTATTTACTTTATTTTGAGCCTGATCTAGCCAATCCGCGCCTGTAATGGCATTTGTATCTTGTGGAGGATTATCTAAATTTTCTTGCTGATTATAATAAGCAGTATCAGTATTTGAAATTAATGCAGCAGCTTTAGCTCTTTCTTCGCGTTCAGCAGCCGCACTTTGTTGTCCGCCTTTATTAGTCGCAACACTTTCTGGATGATGATCAGACATATTTCTTTTCCATTTTTATGAATTCAAACCTCCGGCTAAATTAGTTCCATGTTTTACTAAAAGTGTTTTCACCCATTCCGGACAACTGCTTTTTGGCCAAAAAGCAGCATTATTAGAATCTAATTTTACCTTACCTTTATATTTAGGACTTCTTGCAATATCGTAATGATATGTATTACCATCCATATAATATATACTCATTCCTACAGATGGTTCTAGACTTCGAGATCTTGCTGCAATAATAAATGCCTCGGTATATGCATATATAAATCCTTCATCGTTTTTATTTATAATCAGGCGGCCGTCTGGGCCGAGCGCGCGCAGACTGAGTGTAACTCCGTTTCTTTTGAGTCTTGTATCTGAGGCATGACCAAGGTTATGTCTACCCGATTTCAAATTTTTTCGCCCGCCAGCCGGGCTACCCGACGTTGTGATTGGATCTATACCCGTTTTATCTCCAGCTTCTTCTAAACATAATATAAGTTCTGTCACAAGCCCCGCAATAGAACCCGTAAGTTTTCCAGATCCACCACCTCTTGGAATATCATCATACGTTTGCTGAAAATTAGTATTAACAGATGCACCATGGGCAGCAATATCACCTGGTCTATTAAAAATACATGAGTTTATCTGAGCAGGATATGTGCCACCAGGCGGCGCAGTTGGATTTTGAGATATACCAGTATTAGCGCTTGGATCTTTAGGATCTATACCCGAATAGTCAGGATAATCATACGTTTCTCTTGTTACAAGAATGTCATCGGTAAAAGCATCATCAGTATTACTACTCATTAAAATGATCCTTCTGTATCAGTTAATCTTTCTCCAGCCGCGGCCATTTCAATACCGGGAAGAATTCTATAAAGCGCTTCACACATTTTCTTATATGAATCATCTTGTTGTGGAGTATGTTGCCCCGAAGGATTTGCAATATAGAGTATATCTATGCCATTTTCAGTCCGACCCTTAGCAGCAACGGGCCGACCTCTTTGAACTCTTCCATTTTTTAAAATGATATAATGATATTGATTTCCGTCTTCACCTCCCCGATTATTTGCATTATGTACAACTTCTGATGAACCGTTTTCAGTAAGCGGTGTTGCAGCAGTCCACCAAACAGCATAAAAAATATCACGAGTACTTGATGCAACATCAGCTTCAAATTCTTCAGCAGTATCAACAAAATCAAATGCATATGCATCATCTGGATTTCCAATATTAGGACTATCCTCAGTTTTTACTGCACCCGTTGTATTACCCGCGTTTGGCTGAGATCGCCTCGCCCGATTTCTTCCCGCTAGCTTTGTAAGCTTACCTTTCCATGTTGAAATACCAGATACTAATTGTCTTGCTTCTGAAGGAACTTTTCTTTCTCCTATGAGTTCCATCGCATCAGTTTCAACTTTTTCAAGATTTTCCTCAAGTTCCTCAAAGGAAAATAATCCGATATAAACTTCAAGATTTAAATCAAGAAGAACTTGAAATGCTTCTTGATATTTTTCTGCTGTGACAAGACCGTTTACTTGATCTTGAATTTCTTGTGTAATGTCATTTGAGTTTAGAGTATTTAGAATATTTTCTTTTGCGATAATATCAATCGCATCTTGCATTTTATTATTTAAAAGAGCCTTGAGACTATTTACTTTTAAATCTCTTTGAATTTCATTTACACCAAGATTCTTTCGAAGTATTTCGATTGTATTTTCGTCAAGGTCGCGAATAATATCATCAATTGCATAACCACTAATATTAAGAATAGCCTGATTAAATGCTTCATCGGCTTTACTTTTAAGCTTATTAAAATTAGTTATGACCTTACCAAGAGGGCTGTCTTTTATTCCTTGAATTGCACTTGACTTAAGAAAATTTGGTACTGACGCAGTAGAAAGATCAAGAGCTTTCTCGACAGTTTGGCCCGCTGCTTGAATAGCGTTAGACAAATCTAGT